CTTTCGTTACAAATGGAAAACGAAAATCTAACAGCTAAAACACTAGAGGGTAATAAAGAATTATACAAAATACTTAAAGACAGAATAACAGATAGTAAAACTTTGGCTAAGCAAGCAGAAGAGTCAACAATGTTTGACATGCAACTTAATGACGCAAAAAAAGAAGAATTGAAACTAAGGCAAGAGATAATAAACGATCTTACCGCCCAAGCTGTTGTTGGAAAAATTGGAAAAAACACAACAGAGCTGAGAGAAAATCAAAGCAAAATAGGGTTACTGAAAGCAGACGTGGTATCTTTAGACCCGAGTTTAAAATTAGATGGCGAGCTTTTAGAGCTTAGAGAAACTAATGTAAAGTTATTAGCAGACAAAGTAACATCAGAATACCTTAGCCTTTCAAAAACCAATAAAGAAAACAAAATACAACAAGCTTTAATCGATGCGCTTGGATTGAGAAAAAGAATAGCGGAACAAAAATTTACAGAAGAAATATCTTCTCTTAGAATTCAAATACAAGACAAAGCGGAACGTATTAACATATTACAAGATGTAGAAGAACGAAAAAAATTAGGCGAGCTTCTTTTACAAAATGAAATTGCTGACACAAAAATAGCAGAACTCACTTCTCAGGCAAAACTAAATGCATATGGAGAGGAAAAACTTAGATTAGCTTTAGCAGAATCACAAGTTCAATCAGAGCTAAACGAGTTAAAATCCCAAAGATTAATAGAAGAAACTAAGTTTCAAGTTGCCTCAAACAATGGCAAATTGCTCGAAACAGTACAGGAAGAATTAAAGCTTGAAACTTCAATGCTTGAAAAAGATGCATACTTAGCCGCATTAAAATCAGAACAAGCACAGCTACTGGAAGGCATAAATGAAAGACAAAAGAAAGCTCAAGAACTTCTTGATTTTTCAAACAAGATTGACGAAGCGAGACTTGCCGCAAACAGAGCTTCAATGGATCAAAGAGCGCTATCAGGTATAATTGACGCTGACATGCAAATTAATCGCTTTAACCAAAGATATGACACTAGAGCAGCTGCAACACAAGCAATCAATCCTAATGCAACAGCGGAAGATATGCTTGCATTTACTGAAAAATTAAAAGAATTCAATAAAACAACAAACAATGGAACAGAAGCGATAGACGCCTTAAGAGTAAAAATGGCTGAGATGCAAGTCTCTGCTTCTAATCTAAAATCAGATTTAGTAAACACAGGTATTGAAAATTTAAGAACCAATATGGTTCAAATGTTTAAAGACATTGGGTCAGGCGCTAAATCAGTAGGCGATGCGTATCGAGATCTTGGGCTTGGTTTAGCTGAAGCAGTTCTAGATAGAATGATGCAGCATAATGTTGATAAAATTATCAGCAATTTAACTTATGCATTTACTGGAGTAGATCCCGAGCAAGAAGCGAATAAATTTTTACTGGCAAACAACGACGCAGTATCTGCAAATACTTCGGCCTTGGAAAAATTAAGAACTCAATTAATGAAAGGAATAAAACCTGAAAAATCCTCCGAGAGTGCAGCTTCATTGCAAGAGATAGCAAATAAAATAGAAGAAACAAACAAAACTGCCTTAGAAGGAATAGCTCCAAAAGGAAGCGACTTAGAAAAACATATAACAAACCTAGGTATAGAAATAGAGGATTTCATTAGTGCTACGGGAACTTTTGTACAAGACTTAAGCAAAGTCCTGCAAACAGTAAGAGAAGAAAAGAAAAAATTAAAACCTGCGGCAGAAAAGGATTTATTAGCCGAGCAATTTAGAAATGTTTCTAAAGAAACTTATGATACAGTAGGAGGAAGAGGAGGAAGAGTCACGCCTTTATCAGAAATTCAAAACAATCAAGAAAAACTAAAAGCAAGAAATAAAAGCATAGAAGATGCAATGCTATTTGCGGAAAGTCAGCCAACAGAAGATGCGTTTTCGAACATGAGTAGAACGGATCGAGCTGCAATAGCCGCAAAAGCTGCGATAACTGAGCATAAACAACTAAGTAATCGACCTGGTGGCCCAACAAAGCCTATATTTGATCTAAACCAAGTACAAGAAAACTTGGACATACTCAAAGTTCAAAATACTCACCTTAAAGAAAAGAAAAATTTATTTTATCCAAACGAACCTGGCGTTCAGGGGTTAGTAGAAAGAAACAATAATCAGGGGGTGCGTGGAAGACCTGTCAGAGGAAGATTAATGGCCCTTGCAGAACTCGCCGAAGGGGCTCCTTCTAATTCTAAAAAAATAATGGAATCTAATGAAGCTGTAACTAAATTAGGTGAAATAAAAGCAGTATTATTAGAAAAAGCCACAGAAGCAAAGGAAGGAAAAGGGGATCTAGAAATTAAGCTTGATCAGTCTCAATTACAAACCCTTAATAAATATCAAGATAATCTAGGAGAATTATCAACAAATCTTCAACAAGGGACATTACCCTTAGATCAGTATTCAGAAGCCCTACGGCAGGTATCAACGATGGCGGTTGAAGAGGCCAATAAGCTTAAAAGCTTGACAAATAATATTGCGACTCAACCCACGAGCCCTCAATCGCCACCACAGAAAGTGGTAAGACCGAAAGGAAGAAATAAATTCTGGGGAGGGGAAATCAAACACTTTGCAAAAGGAGGTCTAGTCAAAGGTCCAGGAGGCATCGATAATGTACCAGCAATGCTTACCGCTGGTGAATATGTTGTACCCAAAGAAGAGGTTGAAAATTTCTCAGAAGGAGGAAGAGCTACTAGATTCTTTAAAGGAGCTACCCAAGCAGCAGTAATGACTATAACTGCTAAAGCTGTAAGTAAAGCAATGGAGGATCAAAGCAAGAAAAAGGGGCCACCTGTCTTTGATATGAAAAAGATGAGCCCCCTTTCCCTGGGCTCTGATGTTAGTTTAAAAACAGGAGACCCAAGAATGAGCGGAAGGGCTTTAGCGAAAAGCCAGGAGATGCAAGAGTATAAAGATTATCTTTTAGAGAAAGCTGCATACGAAGTGGATCAAAAGAATGCTAAATTCAAAAAAAGAATGGGATACCTCCAGCAGGCCATGGGATTTATTAGCAGTTTTGCTATAGGAGAACTAACAAACGTACTCAGGGAACCTTTAAGAAAAACAGTTGATTTCATATCATCACCTTTTGTTAAGGCGGGAAAATATATTGGCAATCAAGCTAACGATTTCTTTAATGGAGATTTAGGTTTTGGAGAATATTCAGACGCTTATCGATCAGCAAATAAAGCTGGATATGATCTTAGTTACAATCAAATAAAAAACTCTTTTGAAACTGGACAGCCAATAGAATACACAACTAATAAAGGTAAAAAGAATGCAACCACGCGCACCTTAACACCTCAAGACAGAAGAAGAGTTGGGCCTGAAGGATCAATCTCTTATCAACCTGGCAATTTCTTTAAAGTAACAAAGACAAGAACATTTGACGACAGGCCTTTTACTGATCCTACTCGCCCAAGTTCAAACAACATGGAAAGCTCTTACGAGAATAGAGCCTTGCGAAAAAATTCTGGAGGAAAAATTCCATCAATGTTAACAAGAGGCGAAGGTTTTATACCTTCAAGCATAGCAAGAAGAATTGGCTATCAGAATCTTGAAACAATGAACAGAACTGGCTCAATGCCTACAATTCAAGGTCCATCTGGAATTGATAAGGTTGGTCCTGTTGGTCTCGACGAAGGAGATTTTATAATAAGAAAAAGCTCCACAGATAAACTGATGCGAGATAATCCAAACACCATGCGATTCGCAATGCAGAATCCTGATGGATTTAGAAGGGGTGCAACTGGTTATTACGAAGGCGGAATAGTGGGCACAGGAAGCAGTGCAAACTTTGCGTTAAATCAACCCAATCAAACACAAGCCACATCTAACGAACCAGTAAATAGAATCCAACCTTTAATTGAGCCGCCAAAAGCTTCAGGCATAGAAAAAACAAGTGCCGCCCAAAATAATGAAATAACTAACAACATTAATGTAAACGTTACCATTGATAGCTCTGGCAAAGAAAGTGTGGAAGCCCAAACTCCAGAAGGATCTTTCCAACAAGAACAAGAACTTGCAATGAAAATAAAGACAAGAGTTCTAGAGGTTATAAGAGAGGAGAAGAGGTTAGGTGGGGAACTTGATAGATGAGACAGGCAGTACTAGGTTATGAGCAGCAATTTTATCTTAACGGCACTCAAATTTCTGGAGTGCAAAGCGTTGAGGGTTCTTATTCTATATCAGAAAAACCTATAAATGTACTTGGCTGGGGCCATGTTAATAAATCATTTTATGAACAAGCTCATTATTTCCAGGTCACTGAGCAGGGGTTTTTGTTGGACGCTGAAGGTTTCAAGCTTTTACAAGAAAGAATATGCACCAGGGAAAGAAATGAGAGACTGCCAGAAAGTTTAGCTGTATTAAATGCGCCACTAGAAGGAACTTTTAACATAAATTCAATTTTAGTTAGCGAAGATTTTATGCTAAATTTTACTGGTGACAACCCATTTACAGGTAGTATTCATCATGGTAATAGTTATTTTGGGTTTCATAGTGGGTACATAACAAGTCATTCTGTATCATGTGGAATAGGTCAATTACCAACAACAAGCACAAATATTAGAGTTCTAGGAGATATAGGCGGGTCTCCAGATATCATAGAAAATGAAGATGATACAGACCTAAAAAGCGAAGATAATTTTTTATTTATACAAGAAAATACAGACAACCCCACAACTTATAACGCTTCAGGAGAATCACCTTTCCCTGAAATAAGACTAACAAATCAAAAATCTATAGAAGTTGAAATAGGAGGACTGTTAAGAGAAGGTGAGGGTGAATCCTATCCCACTGACTACGAAGGAGATAAAGGCGATTATGTATTCGATAGAATTACGTCATTTAATCATACTATAAATATTGGTATAGATCCTATTTACACAGTAGGATCAACAGTGCCTGCTCAAGTTGATGTAATTTGGCCCATTACCACCAAAACCGATTTTACGGTTGAAGTTGACGAAAGAAAATACAAAAGCCTGAGAAAGTATTTAAAATCTCCTACTCTACATAATTTAGCCATAAGAATAAAAGATTGCTTTGGAGAACCTATACAAAGCTACACAGTAAAGTTAGCTAGACTGATTAATGAATCAATGTCTGCGTCTACAGAGGGAAGATTGACTGCAAATTTAAGCTATATAGCTTATTATAATAAGAGATGAGTAATAGAAAAAATAAACCTTTTTACAGGTACGAAGATGTACCTCTATTGCTTGCGTCTGAAGGTCAAGATCCAATTATGGTTTTTGCAAATTCAGCTAGTATATCTGCTAACCAACCAATAGAAGCGAGAAAATATGTTGACGACCATAACATATCTTTTGCTTTTCAAAAAGAAAATATCCATTTCACTGGAGCACACGAATCTGGCTTTATACTTGGTCCTCCTTCGGGGCCTGGGATGAAAATGTCAAATTCAATAGAGGTTATAAGAAGTGGGCAAAAGATAGCTTACCCCAATGGACAGTCGCTGATATTAGCAGATGATTTAGAAGCTGGAGATTATCACATTAAAGTTAGATCAACTGGAGAGATGACTTTAGATATTGAAGAAGACGTTCCCTATGGAGAAGTGGAGGTTGTAAGGAATCATTCGGCTAGAGGCCCTGTGAGGGGAAGGTTGAATTTTAGTTACTACATGAATACTGGAAACCTTCATACTTTTGCAGACCTCACGGGATTACTTGATCCTAAAATTTACCCTCAGGTGAACGAAGCGAAGATGACAGGTTGTTTAGGCGACTATGCATTTAACGATATATATTTAACAGAAATGAGTTTTAGCGCATCTCCTTTTCAACCTATTACCGCAGAAGCCAGCTTAGATGTTTATGGTAAGATGGAATATATAGAAGGATTAGCAGATAGTATTACTGAAAACTATGATTGTTTAAAAGAAAATCAGATAACCGTACCGCATGCATCAAGAAGCGAAATACTAGGCACGAATGATGTCGGCATACAATATCCGCTTTCTTTTGATTACAATATATCAGCAAATAGAATCCCAGAAGTACCAATCCCAATAAGTGGTAATTTTGATCTAGACGGAGAACTGCCAACCAGGGTAACCAAAAATGAAATAGACATAACCATCAACCTTCAAGGCGAAAAATTAGATCCTTTTTTAAAAATAACTGGGCAAAGAGCTGATGTAACTATAAAGCTATATGACATTGGTTTCTCAAAAAATTTCTCAGACAATAATCAGGGCAAACTAAAAGAGTTTAGGTTACTTGGAAATTTAGTTTTGCCAGAAGAAGTCCCAGAAGAATTAAAACAATACGGGGTTGTCGATCAAGACGCATTAACTGTTTCAGAAGGGGGATACCTCAGAGGAAGGGCAACTGTTAGGCAATCTTATAGATAATGGATATTTCAGCAAAAAGTTGGCAACTAGAAAAAAGCTACCAAAAAAACGATATCGTAAAGGTAGACAACTTATCTGTGCCAAATGAAATAGATAAATATTCTGTCGCTAGGCCTGATGGTAATAATTTAATAAGCGATAAAAATTTTGATTGCTCGCCAGGTAATGTCAAAATATCAGATGAAGAAGGCGCGTTAATATCAATAGACCCAAGTAGAGGTAGATTTTTTAAAAAAACTGTTGTGTCTGGCAATATCGAAATACCTTTTGGTTTTATTTTTTCGATAGACAAAAGTATACCATATACTTTTAAAACATATGTAAGAAAAACAACAGCGTTGTCTGACACGCAAGATCCGTACTTAACAGACATTCAAACATCAAATGGGGTAATTGATAAATTATATTCAAATGGTGTCGGAGTAGGAGTTAAATTTTTTGATGCAAAAGAAGAGTTTATCGAAGTAGAAAACTACAGGCCGCTTGTAAGACCTATGGCATCTTCAGAGCTAAGCGAATCTGAATATTATAACGTTCAATTAGATGTAGCGCCGTCTAGTATTCCTGAAAACGCAGTCAAGGCTCAAGCTTTTATTTTTGTATATGGACACAAAGAAGGAGGGTTTGAGTTTAGAGATGTAAGATCTTCTTCGGCAAATAAATTTTTTTACTGCGTAGAGGATCATATATCAAGTCCCTCAAATTACCCCAGCTCTTCAAAAAATTGGACTCAAAATTTTGTATGGAGGCCATCATATGGATCAAGATCATCTTACAAAGCTAGTAACGAATCGATGCAATTAGGCGAAGGTTATGATTATGTAAACAATCTAGCCATCAATTCTCTGCCTCTTGAATTAAATTTAAGCTTCAACAACAGAACAGACAAAGAAGCAAAAGCTATACTGCATTTCTTGCAAGAAAAACACTTCCCGTATGAATCTATTTATGCGTTAGACTACAAAGGAGAGCGATTGCTGTCTACAGATGTACAAGCATTTAATTTTGTATATAGTTTTCCATACAGAACGGATTTAAAGTTCACATGTGTAGAATTTGATCACAGTATTTCTTATAGAAACAATAATAGCGTATCCGCAAAATTCATTTGTAACACAGAGAGTACATTAAGAAGCGTTGAAAGTCATTCTGGATTCAATGAAAGAATTGATGCCCTACTCCCAATTAAAGTAAACAAAGATATAGACTTAGAAAAAGGTAAAACGATAAGGCTTGATACTTTTAGTATGGATGAAGATTCAAAAGAGCCTCTGAGTTCTCTAATAGAAATATATGTTTATAGAACAGATGAAAATAACAAACCTACATCTGGCGTACTTTTTTTTAGAGAAGCTCAAAATCTTAAAGAAGGAGATTGCTTGCATATACAAGTAGATGACCCAGAAGATTCTATTTTTTCTATAGGTTTTGCTAGGGTATTCAGAGCTATAAACAATAAAACTTTTATATTTGGAAACGGAGAAGGGTTTGTTATTGAATATTTTGAGCAATCAATAATAACAGATTTTGAAAAAAACATTCAGTTAGATTCTTGCGAAAAATTAATAACTGATCCAATCCCAAGGTTAGTTTTAAAATCCAAGCTTCTTGAGTCGGGAGATCCATCTGATGTTGGAAACTATTTAGGACTGACAACAGATCCAGAAGAAATATTAGAAGACAATGAAGATCGCGCACTAGTAGTTATAGACAAAACAAAAGACGCGCCTGCTACTGTAAGCAAATTAAAGTTTTGCCCACAAGATTGCTTGGCGGCCAAGGCAATATTCCCAGAAGGTTGCGAGTTAATATCAAAAGATTTTACAGATAAAATCACAGGAGAGAAAAGAAAAAGAATCATACATTTAAGTAATTACGTTCAGTTGCAATTAGAATCAGATATAAATTCAGAATCTTTTTCTTTTGAAGTCACTCCTCTATCTAACTTTACTTTAAAATCAGGAGAAGCTTACAATGTTATTGTTCCAGCTATTTGTGGAAGAAGTAGTATTTATCTAGAAGACCCAGAAAAGATTGCTAAGTTTCCATATTATAAGGTTAGAAATTTTGAACATCGGCCCACGTTGTCTTTTAATTTATCCCAAAAACCAAAGCATACAGAATCTAAGTTTTTAGAGTATTATAATAAAAGGTATAAAAAATCTATAAATCAAAACATGTCAACCTTTAATGTGGTTTTTGACATGAGAGATGACAACGAAGCTTCCGAAATTTTACAATTTTTAGAAAGTCATCTGGGGTACAAAAAGTTTAGGTTTGCAATGCCTAGACCATACGGAGCAGATGACAGTTCTTTAACGACACCTGGAAGACCTAACAACTCTGTATTTTACTGTCCTGATTGGCAACATGATATTGTATACAAAAATAACCATTTAATCAGCGCAACTTTTATCGAATCTACCACAAACATACAGGAAGATGTTAGTAATATAGAAGAGCCTTGTTTTGGGGTAACTTTATTTGATAATATAAACAGGCATTCGCTTTGCACTTTTTCTTCTGTGGCTATTGCCAGCCATCAAAGCGGATTAAAAACAAGAGGGTCGGAATTTTATTCTGAAATCAATAATAAAGAAACTGATATAATTTTTATGGTAGACGGAGATCCTATTCTATCAAATAAAGATTTTTTAATTAATGACGGAGGTGGCACCACAGAAAGAATTACTAAATATAATTTCTTAAAAGATATTTTATTAAAAATGATAGTTTCTTATGATGGTGGAAAAATGCCTGGAACAGAAGATTACAAAGGAATTTATGAAACCCCTACTCTTGTCGAGTTTTCTTCAATTGATGGAGACAGTAACTCTCCTCCCTGGGCTACCACCACAGAAAATAATGAGACAATAAGTCTTATAGAAAAAATATACTCAGAAATTTATGACGACGAAAGTAAAGTGATTGAAGAAGAGTTATCTTCTTCAGGGTATAATTTAAATAATTTTTTAAGATTTGAAATAAAATTAGAAAACAAAAGAGTTAATATTGGATTAATATTAATCGGGCATAGCGAAGAGAATATAGTTGACATATCAGATTATCCAGACTCTTTTGATAAATTTTTAACCTATAACAAGATAAAAAATTCTCCTTCATCTGATCAATATTATAATAAAGATATAAATAGAGCTTTTTCATCCGCATTAGCTCAATTATACAATTCAAGAAGAGCGGGCAGAGTAGATGAAAGAATAATATTTTTAATAAGCGATTTTTTATTTAGCTCTGAACAACATGAATATTTACTAGAAATGACATCTGAGTTGAAAAATGGTGTTTTAGCTAAAAGAAGGCCTAAAGACAGTGTATTGAGGCGGTTTGGCTTTAATCCTTCTGGTAATTCCAATGTGTTCGTTCATCCAGTAAGCCCTTTTACGAAACTAAAAGATTATGGTTTTCCTATTTCAAAATATAAAGCTAGTTACGCTAAAATATATAACCCCGATTATGAAGGAGTATATTCTGACGTTGGCGAAGTTAATCCAAGTTGGTATGAAGAAAAATTATCTACAAAATTAATACCCTGTGTTTTTGGTATTTTCAATGGAACAGCAAGCTCCTCTGTATTCGAAAAGTATGCTTTTGATTTTGAACAAGATTCTGAAAAAAAACCACAATTTTTGCACGAAATAAGCAGTGACGGAACAGGCTCTAAAGAATCAGAAAGGGTTGCCGAGATACTTAAAATAACAAGTCAAATTACTTCAGAAAATGGATTTGAAGGAGGTTTTTCTATCAACTTAAAAAATTGCGGACCCAATCCTATTAAACTAATTAATTCAATAATTAATTCAAAAAAAGACTCATCTAGCTCAAAATGGTCAGTAGAAAGAATAAAAAAAGGAATACCTAAAAACAACAATTACGAAAGTTTTGAATATTTAAATAGATTGCAATTAAGAGAAACGCCAGCCATTGGCCAGGGAGGTCAATATTTTAATGATCCGAACAATCAAACAATATTTGGAACACTTCAATCAAATGTAATATGGCAAAATTTCAACACCAAATATGAAGTATATAGAAATGGAGAAGTGGAAGAAATAAATGGGGGCTGGAAGCCTGGAAGAAAAAACTATGAAATTCAAACAGAAAACTTAGAAAGTATAGTTTTAGATTCAGGAGAAAAGTTAATGACTGACTTAATAAGATATGAAAATTATAGGAGCGAAGGCGTTAACAATGATGGGATAGCTAAGAAAGGGTTTAGTGTTAGGTCTACAAAAACTGAATCTGGGATCGAAGTGATTGATTATAATATAACAAAACCATCTGAAGAAAATTTGTTTCAGGGAGATTATTCCCATTTGCCTGTGCTAAAAGACGGAGAGTCTATAGATTTATTTTTTGGAGTAAGATCTAATCTTAATAATTTTGAAAAAGAAGATTTTGAAATTGTAATTAACACGCTAGACCTCAAAGACGAAAAAATGGATTGTTATAGTAGGTTTAACTTTTCGGTGTACCCAGACAGTAGCGTTGAAGAAAAAGATCAAAAAGAAGTCATTGTGCCCCCTTTAATTAGTATTAACTGGGACTTAAATGCAAATAATGCATGTAACCCCAGCCCATGGCAAGAGTATAATAACGTAGTAAATTCAGCTGAAATGACATCTAGTGTAAGATATGAACTTTCTGGCTCTTCAAATTGCGGACAAGGCTGCCCAGTAACACAATCAGGTACTGGTCAAGCAACTATCGTAGTTGGACCGAAAGATGTAGATTTAAAAATAGATGCAGAAGGGATAGCTGAAGTACAAGATGAACCTTATGACCAAATGACTTTAAGATTGAATGGTGAAGATTACAATAATGAGTTGATTTCAGACTTAAAGGGTTTCACTTATAAAGCTGGTTGTCAAGAAATAAAATCTTTCTTGCCTAGAGTAGGAGATGTTCAAGGCCAAATTAGCAAAAAAGAATTTTCGACTAATTTAACTGAGTCTGACAATTTTTTTAATCCAAGATTTCAATCTTACGCAGGCAGAAATCCTAAAATAAAATTTCTAACAGGGAAAAATACCAATAGATCAATAGAGATAGATTCTTTCACGGCAGCAAGCAAAACCATAAAAACAAAACAAGATTTTGAATTTAATCCAGAAGAAGGTGATAGGTTTATTATCGAAGGTTCTCATATAAACAGAAGAATAGATCGAAGTAACGAAATTTTTAAATTAAAAGCGAACAAGACCTATAATTTCAATTTAAATTTTAGCACAAACGATCATCTTTTTCATCTCGATAGTTTTTATTATCAGATAGATTTAACTTTTACTAAATCCACATGACACTTATTAATCCAGATGATTATGGCATCACGTTTAGTGAGGTTAATATAAAAGAAAATCTTAGGTTTTTAGAAGTAGAAAGTGAACCCATACTACTTCAGACTAAGACCGAAAATGGGTTGCTAATAGAAGTTGGGTCTAGCGCCAATTTTGAAATAGATTGCCAAAACGCTTGCCAGCAAGGAGTCACCGCTTCTGGAAGTTTTACAATGATAAATTCATGCACATTGCCTATAACTGTTACTGGCATGACTGTGTCTGATTCTGGAAGGTTTTCTCTGTTCGAATTTCCAAATTATACTGGGACTGGAACTTATTTTTCTGGAAACGTACCCCAAATACCTTTTACTTTAGCTCCAAGAGAAAAAATAAAAATAAATACATACTTTCATCCATATTATGAAGAGTTAAAATACGGAAATGCAGGTACTCCAGAAAACAGAACTGGTGATAAATTTGGAGCAGAAGTTAGAATGCTCCCAGGGTTCCCTATAATAAACTGCAATAAAGCTCCATGCGACGCAAGCTTCATACTTACAGGAGAATTATTGTGCCCTAATGAAGAACATGATTTAGAATGGTTAGAAAACAAAGAAAACTTTGAAGAATCAAATGATTACGATTTGCCTAATGTTAGTAATTATTTCGTGCTAACAAGAACTCAAATAGTGAACTACGATCACCCTGATCACTCAGAATCGGAGGAAAATAAATTTGACGCTATCAAAAAATCTATAGAAGTTATGGCCAAAAACTTAAAAGATAGAGATTTTAAAAATCTATACAAAGACTTAGGTTATAGCGGTTGCCTTATAGCTTTAGATAATCATATTAACGATATACAAGAAAGTGGAGATGACGATGATTTTAATAATTTAATTTCAATAAATTATAATGAAGAGCTAGCATACGGTGGATCTTATTGCGTGGATGCAAATGGCCTTGAAATATCTTGCACTTTGGATTTATATAGGGAGCCTTTCAAGATAGAAGGCACTGATGCCAACGGAGATCAACAAATTTTTTATCCAATGTATCATTCGGAAGTAGATGCAGAAAATCATGTAATTTCTATTAATCCAGACGGATCGACGGTTAATGCGGGATCAGCTACAGAAATACTGGAAGCTGACACAAATAAGAGTGATTCAGGGCTTCCGTTTTCTTATCCAGTATGGCTAGCAGATAACTCTGTAAATGATTGCGAAAACCAAGAGTGTCCAAATTTCCTGCAGCCAAATCCCGATGCCATACAAACACCTTTTGAGGATAATTTGTCTGAATTTTTTGCTCTTACATACAATGCTTCATTCTCAACTTCTAATGTGGTAAAGACTACTATAGATGGAGTAGAATATACTGGGTTAAAATTCGACCTGGAAGGTAATCCTGCAGCTGGATTTATGAGCGACAAGGTTATATTTTACAACATAGAACTGGGTCGAGCTGGCTCTGATGTAAAAATGTTCGTGTGCGAATATGGAAATTTTGAAAATGAACCACTTGATCCAATAGAAGAAGTTTAAATGAAAAACACATCGAAAATAAATAAAGAAATATTCGCAACAGAACCGTCAACCGTTGTCCTTCTTTATGTTGTAGACCTCAAGGATCAAGGAGAATATAGATTTCATGCGGGAGAAAATGGATACAAAAACCCTATAATTTTTGACGGCAAAGAGTATAATTATTACCCCATAAAAGTTGAAGGCTTTGAAATGCATGGAGATGGAAAGTTGCCACGTCCAAAATTAACTTTCTCAAATCAAAACGGCAACATATCAATGAGACTTGGAGTTTTCAAAGACTTTATAAACTACAAGGTTACCAGAATTAAAACCTTTGTAAGGTATATAGACGATGTAAATTTCCCTAACAATGTTAATCCTCATGCTGACCCTGATCCAGATAGCTCTTTTGTAGAGGATATATTTTATGTAAATCAAAAAACCAAAGAAGACGACAATATAGTAGAGTTTGAACTCGTGTCTTTGCTTGAACTGCAAAACGCAAATATACCTGCTCGAACAATGTATTCTAATTACTGTGGTTGGCAATATAGAAGCGAAATAGGATGCGGCTATAAAGGTAAACCTATCTCAGACCAAAAAAACAAAAGATTCGTGCCTAGTGGATATACTGGTCAAATGGTCGGCGAAGAAGTTTATATCGAGCAACCAAATGGAGATTTCGCTGGAGGGCCAACTGGAGAATGGGTAAAAAATCAAATATACAACAAAGGAGACGTTGTAAAAATAGAACCGTTAGACAACGATAGAGAAATTCATCCAGTAAATATTTACGTGTGCCTTAATGACAACACAAGGTCTAATCCAATAAGAGATACTGAAAACTGGAGATTAGACGATTGCGATAAAACTCTTTGTGGATGTAAATTAAGATTTTCTACGGAAGCCAGTGAAGCTGGGGGATGCTTGAGGTTAAACTTTAGAAATAAACTTGGGGATCCAATAGCTTGGAAAGAAATTGATAAAGGTCTTCCTTATGGAGGTTTTCCTGGAATTGATCCGTATGAATTTAAATGATTTTCATTTACAAGTAAAAGCTCATGCTTTAGAAAAACCTGAAGAAGAGGTTTGTGGTTTTATTATATTAAACTCAGACAATACAATATCAGTAGAGAGAGTAAGAAACGAAAACCCAAACAAGAAACTTTCTTTTTCTATATCTCCATCGACTTTTATAAAAAATAAACTTAATAGAAAAATACTAGGGATATACCATTCTCATCCCAGGGGTAATGAGAATCCTTCTTTGCATGATTTAAATATATCTCAAGAGCTTGGTATACCTTTTCTTATATACAGCATATTTACTGACAATTTTTTCTTACATTTCCCCAATTCTTTCGAGCCTGATAATTTATTAAAAAGACCATATGTGAGAGGTTTTTATGAATGCACTTGCTTGCTTAAGGATTATTTTATTAAAGAATTAAATATTAATATAACAAGATATCATTATAATTATTGGCTGCCTGAATGCGACAAAGAATCTAACAAGATTTTAGAAAATGTAATGCATTCAAATTTTATCTATAAACAAAAAAACGAATTAAAAACACACGATGTAATAGTTTTTAAAATAAAAAAAGAAGGCAGAAAACATGTAGGCATGTATTTAGGGGACGATTATTTTATTCATCAATGTGGAAACAGCATATCTCAAAAAACTCTTTTAGATAAAAGGTGGCAAAAAAAAATCAAAGGAGTGTACAGGCACCCTCAATTAGTGTAAATATAATACAGGGATAAGGATGAAAAATGTATATTTACATGGAGAATTAGGTAAACGCTTTGGAAAAAAGTGGGAGCTTAATGTATCTACTCCAAGATCAGCTGTAAATGCTTTATTCGCAAACGAGCCTGAAATCGAAAGATATTTATTCAAAAAACAGCAAGAGGGAATATGTTATGGAATAAAAAAATCAAACTGTAAAGATTTTGCTACTATAGATGAATGCGATTTACTTACAGAAAAGGATTTACATATTTTTCCAGTGCCTCAAGGGTCTGGCGGTTTTGTAGTTAGTTTGCTAGTTATGGCAGCAACTACAGCTGCCTCCATGTACATTCAGAAAAAAATGGCTGAAGCCATGGAGAGAGATGAAACTGTATTAAAAGTTCAAACAAAATCATATTTATATAACGGTACTGAAAATAGATTTCAGCAAGGATCGACTGTTCCCTTAGGCTATGGTAGGATGGTGGTAGGTAGTAATGTAATATCTTCTTGTAATATAAATTACGACTACAATTCAGAAACTCAGAGGATTTTTAGTTTTAGTAATGGATTATATAGTTTAATACCCTCTTATAGCCCCCACTACTTTGTTGACCTTGGACCACTAGTTTCAAGTTTTGCCAGAAGCGTATTTGATGGAGAGAGTAGATACAGGATGGTAGATCCTGCATTTCAATATTTATCAAAACTTGCGAATAATACTGAATTTGGAACTATAGATGGACTGTATGGTGGATTTGAAACAGTTGAGTCTCAAACCAATAGAACTGTTAAGATGGAAAAAAAAGGTAATTCTGTTGGGGGTTACTATTATTACAGCTACAACTTTGCAAAGGGAGTTAATAAAGCATTTCTTGGATCTTTTAACGAAAATACTGGAAATTGGTATGCTGAGGCAAAAATAACTGATGCAGAAAGTGAAAGGTATGCTGTGTCTGAAAGAGATGCAATAACGTCTTCTTTTGTTTGCTTACAAAGTGTCCCGATTAAAGAAGACGAACAGCAAAACGAAAAAATATTTTATCCAATAGTATTTAGTCAAGATAACTTACCATACTTAAAAGGAAATAATGATAATAAGGACGAAGAAAGCGGAGCTTTCCCAGTTCAAGTTGGGCAAAGATATAGAAATGGAAACAAGTCAGAAGGGGTAGGATGGTACAAACTAGAATCAACATCCATATCTAAATCAATAGATTTAATTTCAGAAGGAGAAATAGATGGATTCTCTGATAAAAACGGAAAGAAACTTGAGTTTGATAAAGAATTTAAATTAAGCGAACCAGTTTCAGATCAAAATATATCTTTAGGATCTGCAGCCACCCCTGCGCCAACAAGGCAACCCAAAGATGATTATCTACAGGGAGTCTTCTTAGACGATTTACCCGTAAAAGAAATTAGTTTCGAAACAGAAGATGGGGGGTTAGATGGATATAACATAAATGAATTTGACATAGATATATCTGTGGGCTCAGAAGATCAAGAATTATTAGAAGATCAATATTTATTTACAGCTAATACTAAAGAGATTGGATCTGTTCTGTACGGTCCTAGAACTGTTAATTTTGCTGAACAGTCATATATTTTACCAACTAACGAATTTATAGAAGGGCGGTTGTATAACGTTGGAGATATAGTTTCTTATGAAAAAAAGCAATATAGAGTTATTCAAAATGTAAACAATAAGTTTAAAAAAAATGGAGATTACTCGGAAGGAGTCCTTGTTTACACAGGAGACGATCAAAATGGAGCTGATGAGGTCAATAATGTTAAATTTTTTACAGCAAAAGAAGGCATAGATCAATATCAGACATTTAAAGGTGAAAGAGTTGATCATGCAAACGAAAACTATTATAGTAGTGGAGAAAAAATTAGATCATTAAAAGCGGACAGAACTATGGGATATTTTACAATGGGGGCTGAAGCAGATTATTTTTTAGGAACATATAGCTCTGAGGTAGATTATTCAGGTAAAGTAGGTTATATATTAATGGGTAACTCAAATAGAGGTGGAGATAATGAAAATTCTCCTCTTTTCTTAATAACAAAAGATGACCCTGCAGTAGGAGATAAATTAAACACCTTTACCCAACCCATATCTTTCCAGGAAGATACCGACGAGATTTTTATAGATTATACGAATGATCCCATATTTTTACTCTCTAATTTGAAAAATATATTTGGAGGGCCAAACGCAGAAGTTCCAGATCCAGACGCGATGGATTTTGAAGATCCAACCTTTGATCCTACAGCATTAGAAATACCAACTAAATCAGTTGCGCTACCGTTAAATATAATAGGTGAAGAGGTAGATATAACCCCTCCCAATAATGAATTATGGGAAGAAGTCTCTTACACAAACCCTGCTGAAACAATTTTTCTTTTTAAAGAAATTGAGGGGTCAGATTTAGATAATTTGGTGGCCAGAAAACTTCAAGAAGAAAATTATGAATCTCATCGAGTAATTAATCCGTTAGTAGAAGAAGCTTATGTTAGTTTACAGATAGATGAGTTAATGTATGTATATGAAGGAGACGAAATAGATGTAGATTATCAAATAGGAGAACTTTGGACAAACCTACTTCTTGCTTTATCTGTTTATCATGGCGCTAAATTGATAGCTCAGGAAGCGGCAGGAGCTAGCCTTGCTGTATATTCAAGTACTGCTCTAGCTTCCACCGTTACTGGATTTGGACCAGCAGGCGTAACAGCTTTAAATTTAATGAGTCAACATTTAGCCATTCAAGCAACGGAAACCGCTGGGGGTGGAGTTTTAAGTGGAATTTTAGCTGTCTCTTTAGGCCTTATAGCTAAAAAAGTTCTCGATGACGAAAGATTTAGAATAGGTACAAAAATAGAAAACTCAGGAGAGTTTTGGCCTAATAAAGCTAGGTTTAGAATAAAATACGGGAATGAAGGAGAACAATTGTACAGCACAGATGTTTATTTTTATGGAGTTGCAAATTCTTCTTACAGAAAAGATGTTAAAATATATTTTCCACCAAACCCAGACCAAAGAGATAGGGTCATAAAAGTTTACAAATTAAACAGAGAAAGAAACGCAGTAAAAGAAGGGGAGCAAGCAGCTAGATATAGAGAAAAATTTGCGTTAGCTTCCATAACAGAAATTACTCCAGTTAAATTAAATTATCCTAATTCAGTTTTAATTGGAACAAGAGTAAATGCTAAAGACGTTTCAACCATACCAAAAAGAACATATCATTTAAGAATGAAAACTGTCCAAGTGCCATCTAATTATGACAGTGAAAGTAGAAGGTACACTGGTAACTGGAATGGAGAATTCAAGCCTGAACTTGAGTGGACAGACAATCCAGCCTGGTGTTTATATGATCTAATATCTAATAAAAGATTTGGAGTGGGCAGGTTTGGTATAAAAGAAGAAAATATTGATAGGTGGACTTTATATAAAATAGCAAAATATTGCGACCAAATGGTGCCAACTGGATATAGTCCTAAATACAAAAAAAGAACATTTGCCGAAATTAGTAACCTATCTACCCCAGAGTTCCTAAAAGAATTTAATTATACTGGAAAAAAATTAGCAATATTTTACGATGACGGAACATACGAATCAATAACAATTTCATCAATAAATAGAAATCAAAAAACAATATCATTAAGTGTTGAACCTAAAAACGATCAGTTTAAGTGTGCAGTAGAAATAGATTATCCACTCGTAGAACCAAGATATACTTTAAATGCATACATAATGGATAAACAAAATGCTTTTAAATTAATAAATGAATTTGCGTTAATTTTTAGAGCTTATTCCTATTGGTCTGGAGGCGCCATCAATTTCTTTCAAGACGAAAAGAAAGAGGCTGTTATGCTTTTTTCAAACAACAATATTTCTGAGGCAGGATTTGCTTATTCAAGCACTCCAAAGTCATCAAGAACAAACGCTTGCAATATAAAATACACGGACAGATATAATATGTATCGCCCTAAAATGGAGAGGGCAGAGGATAGAGAAGCCGTTCATGAAAACAACATGATAGAACAAACCATAGATGGATTTGGTATAACTTCTCAAGCACAAGCAAAAAGAGCGACAGAATTCTTGGTCAAATCTGCAAATATGGAAACAGAAATTCTATCTTTTCAAACAAGCATGATAGGTTCTTATTTAAAGCCTGGAGATGTTATTGATGTACTTGACAATAAAAGAACCGTAGGAAGATTTGCTGGTCATATAGTTGATATACATGTTGACCCAAGAGGAATGATGGCAGAAGTGACCATCGACCATCCCATGCATACAGTAATTGATTCTTTTAACGAAATAACATGGAAAGATATAGAGATATATCAACCTGCAGAGAATGAAACAATTGCGTCGCTAGATTCTTCCACTAATGTTACTGATGAAGATATCGATAATATGCGTTTTAAGCAGTTTGGAACTTATAGAGTATTTGACATAGAAAACGATGGAAAAACTCTTAAGTTATATAATGATTTATTTAGTTTTGTTGAGGGAAATTTTACTTGGTATGAAGCTATAATAGACGCAAGAGAAAAAGGTGGAAGGGTGGCTCAAATCACAGATGAATCATCTCAAATGCTAGCGTCAATAACTTTACCAAAAGATCAAATAGCATGGCTTGGAGGATACAACAGGGAAGAGCCTTCCCCCGAAAGATTAGTTTGGGAAAACTCGCCAGATTGTAATGATGGAATACAGTATTTTAATTGGGCAAAAGATTATCCTAAGTTTTCCACAAATTTAGAAACAGATAACCAAGAAGAAAATTTTATAGTTGACGATCCGTTTAGTGATTCATTTTTAGCGGGGGACCACCCTGAAGGATTAAGTGGTCATAGATTTATAACTATAAACGGATCAGAAAATGAAGATGAGCATGGAAAGTGGAAACATGAAAAACTAAACCAAAGATATGGTTATATTCTAGAAAAAATATCAGATGATTCTCTAGAAAAAATAGTAGATTCTCAAGGAACTACATTTATCTTAAATGATTCTGTGAATTTCGCTAAACCAAAACAATACAAAGTTATAAATATAACAGAGGAATCCAATGGTTTATTTTCTGTTCAAGCATTAGAGTATGATGTAGAAAAGTTTGACAACATAGAAAAAGATATATCAATTAAAAATCCAGAGCATCCTGTTGTCTTTACAGACGACAGTGTTTACAGGAATGTTTAATTGATCAATCCCAACATTATTCTAGCGTCTTTAGGCTCTATATCTCCCCAGTCTTCGGCTTTCTTTAGAGAATCGTTTAAGTATATTCCCTCCACTTTATCTTGCCACCATACTTTTATGTGGTTTGATTTAAAGTCAGAAAAAGAACTGCAACCTAGAACTTCTGAAGCTTTATTTTGCAATGAAGATATTGGGCTTAATGGGTCAGAGGGAATAGAATTTTTTTGCTTAGGAACAACCTTGCTAGGTCCATCAGACTTATCAATTTCGTCATCCCCTACAATATGGACTTGTAGAAAATTTCTTACGCACCTTACAAAAGCTCTATTGCATGCGATAGTCTCCAAAAATTTTGTAGCAAAACTACTTGTATTGTTTAGAGTAGCGTTTGCCATATCTTGAAATGTTATAGGCTCTCCAAAGGTTTCGTAATTTGGTAAGAACGTCATTTGGCAAATGACGGCTACATGGTCCTCTTCACATTTTACAACCTTATAAGATAAATCAGAGAATCCTCTTAGTTTTGCTAACTCTTTTATGCCACCAAGTTTAATTAAAAGTTGGTGATCAGCTAGACCGTCGATTGATCTTGGGGTGTCTTTTCCTCTATTATGAAACCATAGTTTGTTTGGGAATAAATGCTCTTCTTTAACCATGGCCCTCCAATTAATAGATCCATCTTCGTTAAATTCGTAATCAACGTTGCTTAATAATCCATCTTCATCTCTAGAAAACTTTGATGGACCTAATTTACGTTTAGTATCTGAGTTTTTTGTTCTTGGCATAATTATATATGTTTAGGTGTTGGAACTCTTCCCAAAAATCATCAGTATCAATAATTTTTTGATGCTCCTGGGTTGTTTCTATTCCTTGTTTCCATGCTGCTTTACTGCTGTACTTTTTATTTTTTGATATTAAGGTTTTATTACTGTGATAGCATGTATCATCGCATATTTCTGAAGTAAAGTCAAGATCTTTTTTAAAGTAGTTGACATATTCTTCAATAGTGTAATCAAAAAACTGCAAACGCAGATCAGGCAGCTTATCTTTATGCCTCGATATTAGATTGAAATTTATATTTAACTTATTTAAGTTTTCGAAATACTCTTCGTTGAAATCATTTTCTCCTAAAAATATGGTTAGGCCAGCTATATTTTCTTTAAAAAAGTTGATGGTGTTTATGTCTATAGGTTTATTAATCATTAAGTTGGTTTTTCTTGTTAACCATTTGATTAATGATTCTTCTATCAAGTCATAATCACATCTTAAATTTATTAATTTATCTCTATATTCATCTGCTTTTGGTATGAAGTCTGGAATGATTTCAGTAATTTTATTTTGATAATGATATCCTATGCTTAATGTCTTTATATCAGATAGATCATTTTCTATCCCAAGTAATCCTAAAACTGCTGCGCCTACCTCTTCTGGTTTGATTTCATTTACTCTTTTGATATTTTCATCAAATCTAAAAGACGGTTTTTCTTCAGAGAAATCTGGGCTAAAGAGTTTAATTTGATTTTTTCTGTTCCATATAGGTGATGCATTTTCTATGTAAATATTAGAAAACAATGCGACTATTTTTTTATCATAAAGACTAGCCATATGCATAGGAAGGCTATCAATACCAAGGTGCAATAAAGAGTTTTCTATGACATAAGCCATCTGCTTAAAAGATGCACCTCTTGTATCTTGGTGGCAAAAAGATAAGTGAGGATCTTCAGCCCCTCCTACTTGAATTATAGATACACCCTCTCTTTCTAAAAATTCAGAAATTAGATTAAAAACTATACGCCAATGATCATAATGTTTAGCTTTAACTTTTTCATTGTTTGTATGAAAAGTTATATATTTATCTTTTAATATAGGGAAAAAGTGGTGGTCTAGGGTAGGCTTACCTATTTTGACACCTAATGATTTCGCGTATTCTTCTATCAGATGACTCATTTATAATCTTCGTAGGATTTTTCTTCTTTAAAATTTGAGCCGCATTCTTCGTTTATTTTATTTTTAATTTCAAATCTTTTATCATTTGTTATATAGACTGACCTAGCTAGAAATATAAAATCTGAATCAAACTGTTTTTTTCTTTCACATTCTCTTATTTTATCTTCTATGTTCCAAAGAGAAGTGTTTACTTGATAAAGCTCATCACCTCTTTTTTTAAGGTATTCATAATCAGAAAGTTTTTCTTCTAATATTTTATTGAGATGCTCTAGTTCAAATTTTATGTTTTTAAGTTTCTCTTCATCTTTTATTTTAAAAGATTTGATCTTAAGTATAGATATTTTATCTAAAAATTCTCCTACAGATATTGGTGTTTCAATTTTCATATAATTCAATTTGCATTTTGTCTTTTCCGTTGTGAACGTAATTTAAAACTTTTTGAGTTCCTATATGAGGTAGGTAAGCGATCTCGAAATAACCTTCGTGTCCAGCAGAACCTTCTAGCGTAAGTAAACTATCATAACTTTCATGGTAAGGTATTAATTTAAAAATGTTTTCATTATCTTCTATTAAGGGATAAAATACTGGTTTTGTTATAAAATATATATCTTTGTCAGGGTATAAAGATTTTAAATTATCAATCAAGGCGTTGACCATTAAAACATCGCCAGCGCTACCAGGCATTACAACTGCAACTCTATTATTTGGAGAGTCTCCTTCTAGGTAGTCCTCTATTGTTTTTTTGTTGAAAATTTCTTCGTTTTCTTTTGTAGCTATTTCCTTGAAATAATTTAATATTTTTTTTCTAGAAAAGTTTTCTTTTATCTTTTTCATCCAATGCTGATGACCTTTATCTGAAGATGGGTCTACATCCATATTTAATATATTCTTATATATATCAACCAGCCAATCAGAATCACTAAGATTTTCATTAGGTTTGTAATTAGGGTTTCTGGGTTTTTCTTCAAAATCGAAGTCCCAATCACAGAAATCCATTTCGTTAAAAATATCTTCTAACTTTGACCCTATAGTCTCAGTAGAATAATTTTCTATAACAAATTGTCTTGATCGAAATCCCATTTCCTGTTTTTCTAAAACATCCATTTTGTAAACCTTATTTAGCTGCTCACAAATACTAAATGGAGAGGTGCTGGCTTTTATAAATTGAGTTCCAGGTTCTCTATATTCTGACCAATCAAGAGGAAGACCGCCACTTTCTTTGGTGCAGTGATCTTCTCCGCAACTGTAATTTGTTACAAGTGTTATCAGCTCAACAAGTTTAGCTTCTTGTATTGGTATCTCTTGGCCTCCTGAAGTAAAAGGATGACAATAAACATCCATTAAGTTATAAATTTCATTTAATTGTTTTTCAGATACACCATGCGCTGCCGTAATTGTATTTTGAGACTTTTCACTTTTGCAAAATCTGCAATCTTTTTCTTGCCCTGAAAAAGGTTTTATTTCATAATTTTTACATTTATTACAAAAATAAGTGGTCAGTATCTTAAATTCATCTATACCTTTTTCTTTTATAAGTCTAGGGATATCCCATCCTTCTGCCCAGCTTGTGTGTAGTAACAGTTTAGTATTTAGATTGGGATTCTCATCGCAAAATTTTTTAAATCCATCTAGTAAGTTTGGGACGCTTTTCCTTAATTGATTCCTAAAAACAAAACCTATAAGAAAACAATTACTGTCTATTTTAAATTTTTCCCTTAATTTAGTTTTATCTTCTTGAGGTAGTTTATAAAAATGCTTGCTCTCAACTATTCCTCTAAGAGTCTTAACATGCTTGAAGCCAATTTTATGCATATTTTTTTCAGCAAAACTAGCCCAGCAAAAATAATTTTTAACATGATCCGCAGCTTCAATTGCAAGAGGAAGGATTGGTTCCGAATCAAGCGTTGTCCATATCATGCAATTTGTTTTATTCCACCATTTTTTCTCCCAATACTTATTAAAGCCCCATATGTCTTCGGCTCCAACATAAATATCAGGCTTAAATTCTTTGATTAAAGAATCGATTGTTTCTCCACCATAAGATGCAGCTCTAGCTAAATTGGGATCTTTATTTAATTGGGAAAGTCTAACTGGATCATCTGGTAAAGTCCCAACACACTTCCAAGGCATTTTTTTTAAAGCAGGGTTGCTTTTAACAAACCCATTGGCAGCTTCAATTATTTCGTATTTTCCTGTCTTGTGTAGGTATGTAAGTACATTCTTACAGTTTTTACCAAACCCCGTAAAAGCTTTACTGTGATTACTGTGGAATAATATTTTTTTCTTTTTAGGCATCAAAGGGCTCTATGGTCTTGCTGTTTTTCGCTGCTTTATTTATTCTGTGAGTATATAACTTACCTAACAAAAGCTCTAAAAACCTTACTATGCACTCGCATTCACCTGGGTCTAATGAAATTTTAAAAGTTTGATTCCCATTCTTTGTCATAGTCATTCCAAAGGCTGGAACTTTTTGCTTGGAAGCTTCGTAACTTTTAGTTTTAGGGTCAAACTTTTGCACTGTAACAACTTTATCCCATGGTGTTAATCTAATGGTTGTTTTGTTCTCTTTGCTTTGGTGGAAAGTGTTCCATTCATATCTTTCTTTTATACAAGATATAATTGAACCACATTCAAATTCATTGAATTTAACAGATATATTTTTATCTGGATTTTCAGAATTTTTTTGAAATGAACCTACTCCGTTATTCCAAGAGTATTGAGCTATAGCATTGACAAACATAACTGGATCACCACTTTTTTTATCTTTGCCTAAGCTAAAGGAAAAGCCGAATCCTGTATTATCTTTATTTGGTTTATAGATTTGTATACTCATTTTAAAATTCTATTTTAACATTTTTGTTTTCGTATGTTTTTTTGACTTCGTCTAAATGTTTTGCGCCTTTTCTTTCTTTAGAATAATTTTCGTAGTATTTCTTTTTTAGTGGATCTACTCCTCCGTGCTCTTTTGCTCTTTGATCAGACAACTCTTTACTTCTATCCATTAAATCTCCAAGTGTACCTTTGGAGTCGGAAGTTTTGTTTACAAAGTCTGAGTTACTCCAAGGGTCAATACCGCCTTGAGTGTTTAGTTGAGGAGAAGAAAGCTCTCGATTCCACTCCAAACCATCCTCATCTATGTATTTTTTATCGTCTTCCATGTGAAAGAAAACTTCTTTAACTTCTTTTGTTTTAGGATTGCTAAAAATGTACATTGGCATAATGCATGATTATACATTTAGCTAGACAAAATGTCAATTACTTTTTATCTAATTTACAAGAAGCTAACTGTATTAGATCAAGCAACGAATCAAAAAACCAACAAAGAGCAGAAGAAGCAAAAGGAATTAATAATAAAACATTATTCTCATTAATCAAAAAATAAGAAAATAAAGCTACTAAAAGACCACACCAAAAACCTAAACATAAACTACAATTGAATAGTTCGGAAAGAATTTTAGAATGAAATGTTAAAAATTTTCTGGGAGCATTAAGTATAGATCCATGTTTCAAAATCCACATTAGACCTATGCATGATATTAATTCAATTATCATCCAAAGATTTTACAGCTTCACTGATGATCATAAGGTTCTCTTTTTCAAGTAGAACTTTATTTCCATAATCATCTGTAAGCTCGTACATGTCTTTATGCTCTTCTGATTTTTTTAAAACGGGGCATCTGCCTTTTCCGCAACATAGTAAAACTGAGTTATTTTCTTTGATTATATTCATGATTGCATTAATTCTAATATTTTATCTACGGTTTTATTATAATTAAACTCTTTGATAAGTTCTATCCCTTTTGTGTTTTTTTTGCCAATTTTATTTTCAGCAATTTCACATGCTTTGTAAAAATCATCGTCTGAAAAGCATGACATACTTCCTTGATTGTAATCTTGACCTTTGGTAAAAAATATGTCGTCATAAATATCTGTTTGCTCAGTTGGATCAACTATGATTGCATTATCATTATTAGCCCAATCCTTATGGGAGGTAGAATTTAATACAATACTCCATTTACCTAAACAGGAAGAATTAAAAGCTGGAAGATTCCATCCCTCTGCCCCACTAAGGCCGCTGAGGTTAATATCTATAGCGTTGTAAACCTCGTTCATTTCTGTATTTGTTTTAACAAACGGAAGAAAATTTATATTGTTATACAGATTACCATCTAGAGCTTTAAGTATCAGGGAGTTTTGCTGTTCTTTTTTGAAAAATGGATTGGTTATTGAACATGTGAGCTGATATTTTTTATTATTTCCATATTTGTCAGCCCATAATTTCAAGATTCTTGCGGTATGTTTTCTTTTTTCAAACTTGCCGACTAATCCAAAATTTATTTTATTTTCTAAATAAGTTTTTCCAGTTTCATAAAAGTCTTCGTCGAACCCTATCGGAATAAAGCAGGAATTATTACAGCCATTTTTAGAAAAAACCTCATTTGCATGAGAGCTACTGAAGATAGTTTTATCTTGATAGTTGCAAAGGTTTAATTCTGTTTCGGTAGGTTTGTCGCATTCATAGAATGTGTATAAAAATTGACGCTTGGAATACCTTGTATCAGAACCATTTATGTGCCACATACGCAACGCTGGTGAATCTGGAGAAAGGTTTTTGTATCTATCTTCGTAGCATTTGTAAACCCATTTTTTAAAATCTTCACTAGCTTTATCAAATGCAGAAAAATCTAAATTATTACCCATTGGAAAAAAACATACTTCAATATTTTTTTTATAAAGTTGTTTTAGTATATTGTAAGATACGTTCCCAAAACTTAATGGGTTTATAGGGCCATTGTAATTAATTCTTTTCATTAAAAAGGCATTTCTTCTTCATTAACTATTTCTTTTACATTTGCAGACGGTTCTGGGGCTGAAACTTTTTCTTCCGCAGCCTTTTTGTCTTTTTGAAGAAATCTTACAAGGTCTGCGTTAATGTAGTACTTTTGCTTTTTGTTTCCATTTTTGTCTTCCCATTTACTAATTTTTATCTTCCCTTCAACATAAACTTGAGAACCTTTTTTTATAAATTTTTGACAATTTTCAGCTGTCTTACCCCAAGATTCCACATCAAGGAATATAACTTCATCTTTTGTGGAATTGATTGCTATTGCAAAATTGCATTTAAAATATTCTCCAAGCTTTTTGCTTTCAGGATCTTTTGTTAAATTACCTATACCTATAAATTTATTTATCATATATCTGCTGTGAGCTCCTTTTTGATTTTATCGATTGTTTTATCATGAATGTTAATGCATCCCTGTATGCTTAATTGTAATTCTTCTCCTATTTTTTTCCATGGAGTTACTTTATTTGTATCTGAGTCTTTATATCTCATCTTAAAAATTTTTGATATTCTTGAGTCAGGGTCCTTCTCTATTAATTTAAAAATTATATCTAAGAAATCTTTTTTTAGGTGCTCCTGGGCTGAGTCTTTATCTTCTGGGATCTGTTTCGTTTTCGAGTCTGTTAGATCTATGTCTGTAACCTTTCTTTTTTTATCCCTGTTAAAAAGGTTTAAGCACATCCATCTTGTTTCGTTACCTAAATAAGTTGAGAATTTTGTATTTTTGCTATCGTCGTATTTTAAAGCTGCTTGGTAAATATAATAGCATTTATCATCTATTAATTCGTTCTTATGGGATTTGTAAGGAGAACTAGCTGATGGCGTATAGTTATTAACCATGCTCAGAAATATCCCACTATGCCTAGAGACTAATTCAGAAAGACACTCACCCGAATTACCCTGTTCTTTTATTCCGTTTATTAAGTCCTTATCGGACATGTCCGATAGACAATCTTTTAGAAAATTATTTACATTTCTCATTAATTATTTGTTGAAAAGAATGCATGATAACATAATATCATAAGTAATGTCAACATTATTTTTGAGATTAACGTTAGACAATAACGTAAGAATACGTAAAGAATATCCTCAAACCGAGTTTGAGGAACTCAATTATACATATTTTTGATAAAGATGTCAAGTAAAAAAATCAAAAATCAAAAATTGACACTTAAAAATTTAAAAAATAAATTTGACGGTCAAAGAGTGATTGTCTTGGGGTGCTCTCCTTATTTAGTTGATTACAATAAACTTGATCTAGAGAAGGTTTTAAGTAAAAACAAGGTCATGGGCATAAAGCAAGCTTATAAAATATTTAAAAATTTTATTGACATACATGTATACAATTGTTGTAATATAGAGGAATATGACTACGGAAATCAAAAGCCATTAGTAGTGGAAGCCTCAAGTACTATACCTTCAAACAATTCTTTTGATATGTTTTTTCATATCAAAGAAAGGGATGAAGAAAATAGCCTATCATCTGTTTGTTCAAAGACGAATTCTTCAGATTTTTTAAGTAATTGGTCTTTATCTAACTACGAAAATAATGTTTTACCTTCCGCGTGGCATGGTCTTGATATACACCTTAGACCTTTTGGCCCAGGCATAATGTCTGAATTAGTATTTTATTTATGCGAACATTTAGGTTTTTCAGAAATTATTCTGATAGGTTGTGACAATGAACCAAAAAAAAATAAAACACATTTCTACAGAAACGAAAAAAACGAATACGAAGCTGCATCAAACGATCCGCACAAAACTTCTCCTTGGTTAAATTTTGAAAAAGAAAAAAAAATGTTTTTAGACTTAATGACCTACTGGAATGATTGGTTTCTTAGAAAAAATAAAAAAATAAAACTGATCTCTAGCTTTAATAATTACCCTGATTGTATTGAAAAATTACAGTTAAATGAATTACTATAAAAATAAAAAAGTACTACTAACAGGAGGTACTGGTTCTCTCGGGAAAGCTTTATGTCGTCGCTTAAATTCATACGGAGCAGATGTTATAATTTACAGCAGAGATGAAGGTAAGCAGGCAGCCTTACCAAAAAATCTTTCTTCTAAAAATATAATAGGAGATGTTAGAGATTTTGAAAAATTAAATAAAACTTTAAAAAACGAATGTCCAGATTTCTTAATACATACTGCTGCCTTAAAAAGAATAGATGACATGGAGTTTTATCCAGACGAGTGCATCAGAACAAACATAATTGGCTCAGAGAATGTGGCAAAAGCCGCATTTTACAATAAGACACCAAAATGCATTTTAATATCAACAGATAAAGCTTGCCAACCGATCAACGTATATGGTTCAAGTAAATTTATAGCAGAAAGAATCTTCAGTAATTACGATTACAATTCAAACTCTACCATATTCAGTTCCGTGAGATATGGTAACGTGATAGCTTCTAGAGGGTCTTTTGTTCCTTTGTTTATGGATCTAATAAAGAATGATCAAGAAATAAAAGTTACCTCTACAGAAATGACTAGATTTTTATTTACCTTAGAGGATGCTTGCGATACGGTTTTATCAGCTCTAGAAAACAGCGTGGGAGGAGAAGTGTTCGTACCCAAGATTAATTCTTTTACGTTACCTACTTGCATAAAAGCTTTGTCACAAATTTTAAACAAAGAAGCGAAAATTAAAATTATTGGTTTGAGACCTGGAGAAAAATTGCATGAAGATATGCTCGCCGAATCAGAGCTTCCTTTTTCATATAAAGTCT